AAGGGGGAAAGGTGAGCATGGAAAAACAGGAACGGAAGGATGGACCGGAAGTTTTCTTTGAAGCGCGAAAGAACTTTCTTCGCCCGGATCTCCAGGATGGTTACGAGCCGAAGGACGCAAAGAGGCCTGAAGGATGGCCGGATACTCGATACACCGGGAACGCGGGCGCGGAGCCGGACCCGGCCGCCGTTGTTAAAGAGCCCAGGAAGAGACTCCCGGTCGTCTGCCCTTTTTGCGGGGGAATCCATACGCCTTTACTTATCCGGGAAACCCTCGATGAAATGAAAGAGAAGAAAGCGACCACCAAAGAGCAAGACGCGGAATATCGCGCAACCCTCAAAGAACTTGTGCGGGAAATACTCGATGAACTTAAGACCGAAGCCAAACCCGCCGATGATTGTCCGGACGATTATCGCGCACCGGCCGGTAGGCTCATAAAGGAGTTTGTCGAAGAGGAAATGAAGAACGCGGAAGAACGCGCCCGCCTCGATGCAAACCGGGCAATTTGGGGAAAGGGACCGGCCGAAATCGCCCTTGATGCAACCCGCCGTCTTCGAAAGCGCCAAGAGATTTTGAGTTATTGGAAAAGCTCGATGAAAAGCAGGGTGGAAAACATCACAGATGAACTCTTTGACGATATCGCCCAGGGCTTTGAACTTTGCGAAAGATCATTGAGAGAAAACGAATGAACGAAGAAACCCAATGGAAAGATCGGGCATGGTATGCGCGGGAGCTTCATTCTGAGGGTTGTATTTGCGGCCGACCGAAGCGCCGCGGATATTCCTTTTGCTATCCCTGCTATAAGGCCCTTCCCCCGGACATGCAACGCGACCTCTATCAGAAGATCGGCGCGGGCTATGAAGAGGCCTACGAGGACGCCGTGGGATGGCTCGAAGCCTGGGAAGGCCTGCAAGACGAAAGGAAAGGGGGACCGACACAATGACACGTCAAACGCTTTGGGTGCCTTCAGGGCTCCCGAGTTTTAACAAGATCATTGAGGCCGCGAAAGGGCATTGGTCGAAGTACCGCAAGAAGAAACAGAACTGGACCGACTTCGTTTATTTCTGCATTCTCGAAGCCAAGATCCAACCGATCCCGCCCGGCCGCCGTCTCATAATCGAATTCACCTGGGTTTATCCGAAGCAAGGGAAACTCGAAGATCCGGACAATGTGGCCGCCGCGAAGAAATTCATTCTCGATGCCCTTGTGCAAGCCTCGATCATCCCGGACGACTCTTTCAAGTATGTGGCCGGGTTTACGGATCAGTTTAGGCGGGTAGGGGAACCGGCGCCCTGGTACGTCCCCAGGACTCTAGCGATAGAGGCGCCTAGTTTGGCAGAAAAGAAATACTTAATCCGCGATTGCGGGGTATGGGTGACGCTTTATGCTACGAATTAAGCAAAGCCAAGACGATCCGCCCGCCTTAAAACTTTGCTACCGGCGCGGAAAGATAATGGGGACAAAATGGGAAAAGGCTTCTTACGGAAAGTGGACCCCATATTTTAAAACGCAACTCAACAAGGGCATAATTCAGGGAATCCATGGCCGGGACGGCACGGAGCTTTACAGGGAAGATCTTATGTCGGACGTTCCGGCTCTTACCACAATTACAGGGGGACGTATGCACCAACAAAAAGAACTATTCATCGCAACGGCCGAAGAACTGCGGATTGCAAAACGAGAAATGCAGGACACTTTGAACGAAACAAGGGCAACCATGAACGCCCTCGAACCCTTGTTATTGGATAACATCGAGCGCGTTCGCCGTCATAGGATGGCCGTATTGACGGAAATGAATAAATCTTTAACCATGCTCAAGGACGTTCGAAAATTCTTTCTCGACAAGGAACACAAGGAAGAGATTGCGCGCCTGAAGGAACTCATTGAATTATCCGAACGGCTCAGGAGCTTGACCAAAGACGGAACCATGGAGGCGGTGACGGACATAATCATCAAGCTAATGGAGGGACCCGATGAAAGGAAGCAAGGCACTAAAAAGAGCGATGCAGGCGAAGTGTGAGGATCGGCTCATTAACTCGATCCCCTTGATCCAAGATACAACCGAATTCATAACTCCCGAGAAGGCCCGGCTTTACCTGGAAAAGAACAAGAACAATCGGCCGGTCAATTGGCCAAAGGTCGAAGAGTATAAAAAACTCATGCTTGCCGATAAGTGGAAGTTGCACCCCCAGGGGATCATATTTGACGATAAGGACTTTCTTTTGACCGGGCAGAAACGGCTTTGGGCAATCATCTATTCCGGGAAAGGGCAGTACATGAGAGTAAGCCGGGGGACGCCGACCGCGACGGAGACTCTTATTGACCGTGGGATGGCTCAAACCAACCGGGATCTAGCGTCACGCAAGACGGAGCGAAAGCATAGCCCGATTGAGGCTTCATTGTGCCGGGCGCGGCTTGCCCTGGAAGGAAACACCAAACCGAGTATTGATCAGATGGCCCAGGAGCTTATCGAACATTCAGACGCGCTTGAAAAGATCATTGAGGCGTGCCGTCGCGTGAAGAAAAACAAAGAGCATTACATGATCTTGGGCGCCATGCTCCACGCCCGCGACCTGGGGAACCTGGGCAAGGTTGATATCATGGCCAAAATCTTAGTGAAACGATTGGAGCCAACCGAAGTTGCGAAGTGTTGGAACAAGGGCGCCGTCTTCACGCTTGCCATGAAGACCGCCCTAGAGATCGTCTATCAGGAGGGTCGAGGATGAAAGAGATCAAGGGGCTCGATGAATTGCGCGAAGAATTGGACAAGCAAGGATTGCTAAAGGCGAAAGGTATTCGAATCCTTCTCGACCCCTTTGAAATACTCGCCTTGCACGTTTTCCAGTTTACCCGGAACCTGGGGGGATGGAACAAGGATAATTCCGATCATGAAATGATGGTGGGAATAGCCATGCCGAAGCCCTTACGGGAATTCTTCGACGGTATAGAGATTTCCGGGGGAACGAAAGGGGACTTCGAGACGAATTTCTTCACGGCTCTTTGTATCCGGGGAATATGGGGGTACAAAGAGGACCTAAAGAAACGCGCGGAGCAATGCAAGAACGAACAAGGGGAAGGATTGACCATTGACGAATTCATTCAACAAGCAAAGGAGAGAATGGAACATGGAGAACCTAAAGGCAGTTAGATTTGTGTTGGACGAACAACAAATGAGACTTTCCGCGAGGGCCGGGATTGAAAGACAGATCGAGAACATCCTTCTAGGCCGTGAGCCCTATCATGGCGCGGATCGGCCGGAGGCCCGCGATTGGCATTATCACGTTGAAGGTTGCATGGGGGAGCAAGTTACCTGTAAATACCTGGGCATTCCGTATCATCCGAAAGGGATCTTCCGTGGTCCGGACGCCGGGCCGTTCGACGTTAGAACTTCCGCGTTCAAGTCAATGAAGCTCTACAAGGAAGACAAGGAAAAGCACGGTGACAAGATCTTTTGGTGTATCTACGGTAAAAACGGGACCTATCAAGTGATGGGATATGCTTATTGCAGGGACGTTGCCCGCGAGGAATTTTGGGGGGAATGGCCAAACAGAAAGAACAAGTTTGCCTATTTTGTGCCGTTCCCGGAATTGCGGCCGCCCTGGACGATCATAGAAGAGCAAATCTTCCGTGACTATGTGAAACAGATACATGCGAGGAGAAAATGACCGAAGACATTGACAAGCAACTTGACGCCTTTATGGGCAGGGGCGCCGCCGATCCGGAGCGCGCCGACCGCAAGCATAGGCCCGCGAACGAACCAAAGGGACCCCTTGTGTTCAAACTGCAACCTCTTCCGCCTGCGATCAAGCTAAACGCCGAAATGCCGGAGCAACTAAGCCTCAAACAGGTCGAAATGGCCTTCATAGGGTGGGCCGTGAATCAGGACTTTTTGCTTGCCGTTGCCGAAAGCGGAGGCCTGAGAGATATCGTCTTTCAGTATTATGGAAAGGCGGATTTTGACCGATTGACAAGCAATGCCGAGCTTGTGGCAAAGAAGATCCGGAAACTTCATAAGATGATCCGGGCGGAAATGAATAACAGGAGGAAACACCATTGAACCATTTCAACCGAGGACGTTTCAAGCTCCATAGAAGATTTCTTCTTGATGATCCGGATAATGCCTTGAGGGTTTTCGAGCAACTTCATTTTGTCCCCATTCAAACCCACAGTGACCCCTATTATGATATGCTTATTTATTCCGGAATTAGCGGAGCCTTCCGGGAGATCCGCGAGGGGGAAGTCATGCCATGGTATGAGCTAACAGTGGAAAAGGACCCGGAGACAGGGGACGCGAATTTGATCAATGTCGAGGAATTGCCGGATGCTTAAGAAGATCACAGGCCATGAATTCGAGGACAAAGACCCATTCTTGCACAAGATCATGGGTCAAGATACCTGGGCAACGCCCGCTTATTATGCCATGGTGTCCGCCCTGGATATCGAAAGCACAAAGCACCGGCCGGATCGTCTTCGAGCCCTTGTCGAGCATAGGTTAAGAGAAGCCTTTCAAAGAGCCCTGGACGATTTGGCCAATCATCCTTTATTGCCGGAGAAGAAACCATGAACAAAAGCGAATTGGCAAAACGTTTTTCCTATCATCCCCCGCACCCTGTTTTGGTAAACGTATTTCTGAAGATCCGCGAAGAGGCAAAGTCTCTTGCTTTTACGCTAAACGCAAATTGCCCGGAATCGCGGGAATTGAGTTTGGCCATGACGAAGCTCGAAGAGGCCGTCATGTGGGCAAACGCGGCCATTGCAAGACATCAAGACGAAGCATGTCTTCTGGAAAGGAACATCACAGAAAAAAACGCTTGACAAGGCCTTAAGCCTTTTGAGATCCTATTTCCGTTCTTTTCATGGGTGGGCCGTGCCGCCGATCACGGCTCCGCATACCTCCTTTCTCATACCCCCAGGGGCGCCAACCTGGGGGAACGAAATTAACACCCTTGGGGAGGGGTGTTAGCGGCCGGGATTAGGCCCCCGGCATTGAGCCCGCTTGACAATTCAGGCGGGCTTTCTTTATCCTGGGGACCATGCTTAAGCCAATGAAGATCAAGAGAACGGTCTATGATGAGGAAACCATCAAGACCATTTCCCAGGAAGATCTTGTAGAGGCCTTAAACGGTCGGCTCCTAAAGTTTTGCCGCGCATACCTGAAGGGATACTACAAATATCAAGCCGGGCTCCCAGGTAGAAAGAGCGTGTCAAACGCGACCGCCGCCTACGCCTTGACCTATCCGAAAGCCAAACATCCTAAGATATCCGCCTCAAATCTTCTCGCAAAACACCTAGCCGTCAATGAGTATATCCGCCGTCACCGGGAACAAATCGAGAAACGCTTCTCAGTGGATCTTGCCAAACTTGAACACCTTTTCACTTCCTTTGCCTTCTCTGATATGGGGGAATTTGGAAGATTTGAGATAGAAGAGTTGCCGGTTTGGAACGCGGCCGGAGATAAAGTCATAGGGACCGTGAAGCAACGGCGGTTTGTCCTGAAGGATTTTTCGGAGTTGAGTGTTTGGCAGAGAAGGTGCATTGAATCCGTCGAGCAATACCCGGACGGTCGAATGAAGTTTAGGCTAGTAAACAAGATTGACGCCGCGAATACTCTCTTTAAGTCTAAGGGCGGATTTGTGAAGGACGATGAAAGCGAAAAGCGCCCGATGATCTACCTCGATATGAGGAAACAGATCATTCATGCGAACGGAGGGCAGGCCCAGGACCCGGAGGAAGACGACGAAAAGGCCCCCGAGTTTGTCATTGACATGGAAAAGGTTGAAAAGGAGCATGAAGGATGGCGGAGCCCGCAATAAAAAACGATCCGGAGTTTAATTTCGACCGGGAATTGGCCAAATTTCAACCGAAGCAACAACTTTGCGTGAATACGGTCATGAATTCCGTGCCGCCAAAGAAGTTTGTCCTTTACGGCGGAGCCCTGGGCGGAGGCAAAAGCTATATGCTCAGGTGGTTAGCAATCCGGCTTTTGATCTACTATTATCGCTTCTACGGCCTGAAAAACGTTACGATCATGCTTGCCTGCGAAGACTACCCCTCTTTGAATGACCGGCAACTTCAAAAGATCCTTGTCGAATTCCCTCGATGGCTAGGGACCTACTTCCAAAAGCACAAGGTATATGGGAATTGCTTCATTTTGAACGGGGATTACGGCCGGGGGGTCCTTTGCTTCAGGAACCTTGACGACCCGAGCAAGTATGCTTCGGCGGAATTCGCCTCGATCCTTGTCGATGAGCTAACAAAAAACCCCTTTCAGATCTTCGATCACCTTAGAATGCGATGCCGACATCCGGGCATTCCGGACGAAGACTGTAAGTTTGTCGGCGGAACAAACCCCGGCTCAATCGGCCACGCCTGGGTCAAACAACTTTGGATGGACAAGGTTTTCCCGCCCGAGTACATCTTCCCGGACGATATCAGGTCAATGTTCGCATACGTCCCGAGCAAGGCAACGGATAATAAGTTTCTCGACGCGGGATATTGGAGGATGTTAAACACGCTTCCCGCGCACCTACGCCCCGCCTTCAGGGATGGGGATTGGTCCGTCTTCTCCGGGCAGGCCTTTCAAGAGTGGTCCGCAAATTGGCATATTATCGAGCCTGAGCGCGTCCCGGACGGAGCCCCGCTTTACATGACTTTCGATTGGGGCTTTGGAAAACCGTTCTCAATTGGGTGGTGGTTTATCACGCCTGAAGGAAGGGCAAAACGCTTCATGGAGTGGTATGGATGGAACGGGACCCCGGACACCGGACTTCGCCTTCAGGATAGCGCAATCGCGGACGGAATCATTTACCGGGAACGGCAACGCCCGGCGATCTTCCGCGACAAATGGTTGAAACCGGCTTCTCCGGACCTCATGGAAGAAGACGGCCGGGCGGTCATAAGGCTTGCCGATCCGACTTGTTGGAACAAGAAACCGGATTACAAGGGCGGGGGACAGGGACCCTCGACGGCGGAAGAGTTTCAGAAAAAGGGAATCATTATGCAACCCGGCGACCCGGACAGAAAACTGAAGATCCGCCAATTCCGTGAATATCTCAAAGTCCAATATCCGGACATGCCGACCCTTGCCTTGACTTATTCTTACCATTGGCAGTTTGACGAGCAACTAGGCCATGTCTTCCGCAATCATGAAGGGCGGACCATGACCGACGACCAAATGAAAGTCTACTTAGCGCAAAGAGGGCATGTTTTGACGACTGAGCCCCCTATGATGCAGAGCTTCAAGACGTGTGAACAATTCAACCGGATCATCCCTTCAATTCCTATGGATGAAAGCAATATCGAGGACGTGGACACCAAATCTGAGGACCATTGTTATGATGAGGCTTGCCTGCTTGCCATGGCCCGGCCGCTTACCATGGAACAAACCCCCAGGAATCAGATCCAAGAGGCCATGAAGTACAAGAGCAATGCAGAAAAAGCCGTTTTCGTGGAATTAATGCACATGAAACGTACTATGAAAGACGATCAGGAAACCATGGACGCCCTTTATAATACCGCCTTTGACCTCATGAAAGACGACGATTTGCAGGATGATTTCTTCGAAGATGGGGAAGAGTCCTGGGATTGGGAATAGTTTTTTTCTTGACATCCTGTAAATTTAACGGAGAATCAAAGCATTATGGAAATTTGGCACGCGGATATTATTCTAATCGGAGTATTGATCTATCGAGAGATTATGCACGCTTTAGACCGTCGAGTGTCCGCCAAAAGAGAAGAAGATCTTCTCAATCGAGTCATGTCAAGGGATTTCCCGGAGTATGTGGACGGCCGGAAGGTTTTGGAACTGAAAGCCGATCCCAGGGGGGACCTTGAAATGATGGAAGAGCAAACGGACGGTCTAGGTGTTACATGACGCCTCACATTTCTTGACGCCCGCCTTCAGGCTAACTCCCCGACCTAACGTTTGCGGTAGGGGGGACCGATGGCCTTCACTATTTGGAAGAAAGACAAAGGGGACGGAAAGCTAAAAGAGATCTTTGACCGGACCTTTGCCCTGCTACAAACCCAAAGCCGTCAATCCATGGAAAGGGTTTGGTGGCGAAACATTCTTTACTACATGGGGGAGCAATACCTAGAATGGGCTATTTCCCTCCAATCCTTCCGCCGCAAAACAAGCTCACACACTCAAAAACCCACTCCCGTTGACAACATAATCCGCGACTATATCCGATCCATGAAGGCCCTTATTCTTAATAAGAATTTTGGGGTGTCGGTTTGGCCGAATTCAAACGAAAGCATGGACAAGGAAGCCGCCGAAGTAGGGAAAAACATTGTTTCCTACATGGATATCGAGCGGAACGAAGACCTCAAGGATGAATTCGAGTTAGTCCTTTTGTGGGCTTTTATTTGCGGGACAGGATTTTCCCGGACCTTCCCATACAAAGGTTTTGGCTTCTTTGGCCTTAATGAAAAGGGGATCGTCCCGGAATGCGAAGTCTTAACGGAATCGGTTTTGCCCTTCAATGTTTTGGTCGATAACCTGGGTCACAAGCTCAAACACAAGCGATGGATCGGAATTAAGAGCCTGAAGAGCCGGGAATGGATAGCAGACACTTTCCCAAAGGCCGCCGACGCGGCCGAAAGCCAACCAAACCTATTGGATTACGAGCGCCGCCTCATGCAAATTGTGGCGAACGTGAGCCCATGGAAAGGCGCCGGGCTCGAAACGCACCTGGGGGACATGAAACTTGAGGATCTAACGATTTTCAAAGAAATGGAATTCGCCCCCACAAAGGCATTCCCCAAAGGCCGATATGTCGCGTATGTCGGAGATAATAAAGTTCTCGATATTGATGAGC